CGTCAGCGGTCGCGGCGTCGAGCTGCGCTACCCCGGGGATCCGGATGCCGGGGCCGAGGAGACGATCGGGTGCCGATGCACGGTGACGACACGGCTCAACGCCGCGTAATCGCCCCGGATATGTAGGCGCAGCGACGCTTGGGTGCATGGCCGGGTTCGGCGACTTCGAGGAAGACAAGCATCCGCGCGGGGAAGGCGGGAAGTTCACGAGCGGCGGTGGCGGCATCGGAGGCAAGGAACATGAGAGCCCCGAGCACGCGCTCGCCGACGAGAGCTTCCTCGCTGAGCACGGCAAGCGGCTCAAGGAAGCGGCCGACTCCGCGGGCAGGCGGCTTGACAGCGCTTCGGGACAGATCATCAGGCTGAGCCACGAGGACGCGCAGGCCGCGGGAGCGCGCGCGATGCATGCGGCTGCGGCCGAGATCATCGGGGAGCAACAGGCGCGCAAGGCGGACCTCGTGCCCGCGCTGCCCAGCGTCGTCCACCGCGCGCGCGAGGGAGCCGTCGAAGCGAACAACGAGATCACGAAGATCGCAGTGGACATCGAGCCGAATCACAAGGCGGCGCTGACCGCGGTCCATGAGCTCGAGGCGCTCCGCAGCGAGGAGCACGACGTCGGAGCCGATGTCGAGATTGACGTCGACGCGCTTCGTGGTCACGTGGGCGAGGCGTCGAACGCGCTACACGGCGATGACAGGAGCGACGAGTACGCGGCGATCGCCGAGCGTGCAGCCGACAGCAGATCAACCAACCTCGATGACTTCGGGATCGAGCTCGAGGATGGCGATCCGGTCAAGTGGGACAAGGCCGACAAGCCGGAGCGGTTCCAGTACGAGGACAACGAGCAGGAGCAATTCGACGCTGACCTCGCCGACTACGAGCAACGGCGGACTGAGCACGAGCGCAGCACCAAGGAGTACACCGCAGCGCGTGATGAGCGTCGCAAGCAGTTCGATGCGAAGGCGATCGAGGCGCAGGACGCACTCGAGGCGCTACACGAGAAGCAGGTTGCTGCGCTGGGCAAGCTGAAAGACACGTCGAAGAAGTACGCGAAAGACACGGCGGAGCTCGAGGACTACAGCACCGACGATGACGATGCGGTTCTGGCGAGGACCAAGGAGAAGTTCGCTGGCAAGGCATCGTTCGACGAGGACGAGGGCCAGTGGTCCGATCCGAAGGTCGACGCGCTGTACTCGCACGCGCGTCGCGCCTACGAGCGTGACGTCGACAGCGCACGTCAGGCGATCGAGGACGAGGGATTCCGCGGCGACGAAGACACCCAGCAGGCCCTGAAGGAGTCCATCAGGGAGACCGCTGACGCGATCAAGGAGCTCGCGAAGTACAACAAGCGACCGGCGAAGCTGGCCAAGCCGCCCAAGCGCACGAAGAAGTCTGCGAATCGCCCCGGGTGGGTGACCCGCGAGAGCGTCGGAGACATGGCACCAGCGGCTCGGTTCAAGCTCACGCTCTCGAAGCTGGACTTCCTGTCGCTTGTCGACCATCCAGCGCAGCAGACTGCATCGATCCGACTGATCAAGCGCGCCGGTGCGCAGGAGTCCGTCGAGGCGGCAATGCTGGCCCGGATCGTCAAGGTCGGCGAGGGCGACGATCCGCTTCTGTACTGCTGGGCGTTCACCTGCACCGACGAGAGCGGCCAGCCGTATCACGATCTGCAGGGCGACGCGGTGAGCCCGGACTTCATCAGGGCAGCCGAGGAGTTCGTCAAGGCAGGCGGCGCCGTCGACGAGATGCACGACGGCGCGCAGAAGTCGCGGATCGCGTTCGCGTATCCGATGGACAGCGAGATTGCTTCCGCGATGCTCGGCAAGGCTGCGGGGTCCGCGACGAAGATCAGTGGCCTCATGGTCGCTATTCGGCCGACGACGGAGCAGCTCGCGAAGGTCCGCGCCGGTGAGTTCAACGGCGTCTCGATCGCCGGGGCCGGGATCCGTGAGCTGATGAAGGGCCGCAAGGGCAAGGGCAAGGACAAAAAGTGGGTGCCCTACAAGCGCCGCGTCTCGAAGATGACCGTGCTGACGTCCATCACCGATGGGCATCAGCACGCGATCTGCCTAGATGACCCGGAGCACGCGTGGACCACGATGCTGTCCACGTCCTACGCGACGTCCGAGGGCGCCGACCAAGGCCACTCGCACCCATGGACGTACGACGCGACGACCGGCGCGATCACGATCGGCGAGGACTCCAACCACACGCACACCACCGACGAGGTCGTTCCGGCCGAGGTGATGGCCGAAGCGGCCGACGACGATGGCAAGCAGTGCCCGAGCTGCGGCGCCGAGTGCGACGAAGGCGATCGCTACTGCTGTTACTGCGGCGTGAGCCTCTATGGCGCACCGGCTCCGTCTGCGCCCGCGACACCTGCCGCGCCGTCGGTGGTTGTTGTCTCCGCGCGCGCCAATTCGCCCCGGTCCGGGGCCACCCCTACCGTGAAATCACAGGAGCAAGTAATGGCCACCGAGCAAGAGAACAAGATCGCGGAGCTTCAGAAGCAGAATGCCAGGCTCGAGAAGCTGAGCTCGATGAGCGATGCACAGCGCATCCACTTCGGGAAGCTATCCGGTTCGGAGGCAGACTCGTTCCTCGCGAAGTCGAGCCACGAGAGGGACCTCGTGCTGAGCGAGATCGCGAAGGCCGACGAAGCCGTGTACACGTCACCGATCGACGGCGCGGTGTACCGCAAGAGCGACGATCGCCGGCTCATCGAGATGGCCAAGCGGACCGACGAGGCGATCACGAAGCAGCGTGCGGCTGAAGCGGCCGAGCGCGAAGCCACGTTCGCCAAGCGCGGCGACGAGGTGCTCACGAACTTCGCGAAGGGCGCCAAGGGCAACGTCCGTGCCCGCATCATGAAGGCGCTCAACACCGAGTTCGTCGATCCGGCCGAGTACGAGGAAGCGATGGCGGCGCTCAAGGGCGCGAACTACGCGCTCGGCCTCACCACGAAGTCGCGCGGCTACGCAGGCGACGACCCCGAGCTGGCCAACGCGCCGTCCGCGCAGCTTCGCAAGGCCGTCGAGAAGTACCAGGACGATCACAAGCTGCCCAGCTACGAGATCGCGCTCATGAAGTCGACCGAGAGCGACCCCAACATTCGCAAGCTCTACGACGCCGCGCGCGCCTCGTAGTCACACCACGATCACCAGGAGCACACGACGATGTCGACCGAGCAACGAAACCCGATCTCCCTGCCGGCAGGCTCGGACCTGTCCGCGTCGCTGTTCTGCGGCGTCACGGTCACAACCGCGGGCCTCGTCGCGCTGCCCGCGGCGAACGCGTCGATCATCGGCGTGTTGTACACGGCCGGCACCGGTGGGCAGTTCGCCTGCGGCATCGAGACGGTGGGTCGCGGGAAGCTCAAGCTCAAGTACGGCGGGACCGTCGCCGTCATGGATCCGCTCAAGGTCACGAGCGCCGGGAAGTTCATCACGGCATCGGCGGCCGATGTTGCCTCGGGGTTCCAGGTCGCGACGGCGCTCAAGGCCGGCGCACTCAACGACATCGGTGAAGGCGTTCTGACCGGCGCGGCCGGTAACGCGGTCGCTGGCGCTGGCTTCGACACCATCGTGCTCGGGACCACGGCTCCGTCGAACCTCACCGCGGTCACGTTCGTGTCCACGACCGGCACTGTCACGGGCGTTCTCGCCAACGGCGTCAGCACCGGCCAGACGAAGCGGATCGTCCAGAACGTCGCGGCGAGCTCGCCGGTCGGTACGATCACCGGCACGTTCAAGACGCTCGCGGGCGCAGCGGCGACCACGCTCGCTCTCGGCACCGCGGTCGGCACCATCGTCGATCTCATCTGGGACGGAGCAGCTTGGCGCGCAACCAGCGCACTCGGCGGAACCGGCTCGTCGCTCTCGTAGCCCCAACCTCACGTCACCAGGAGCAGCAGCAGATGACCGACTTCACTCACCGGGACCCGTTGGCGGCACAGATCCGCAAGCTCGGTCAGCCCGGACAATCCGACGTCTACGTTCAGCCGCTGCTCACGCAGATGAGCGTCGCGTTCATGCAGCAGCCGTCCTCGCTGATCGCCGGGCTCGTCGCGCCCGGCATCCAGGTCGAGCAGCAGAGCGCGAAGTACACACAGTACCCGCGTGGCTTCTTCTTCCGCGACGATATGCAGCTGCGCACCGACGGCGCCGAGAGTGCCGGTGGTGGCTTCGCGGTCGACAATACCGCGAGCTACTTCGCCGACGTCTGGGCATGGCACACCGACATCGGTCCTCAGGTCCGGGCCAACGCGAAGGCTGTCGACGTCGACCGCGCCGCGACCATGCTGTGCACGAACAAGGCGCTGATCAGGAAAGAGAAGATCTTCCTCGGCAACTACTTCAAGGCCGGCGTCTGGACGTCCGACCTCGTCGGCGCGACCAGCGGTGGCGGCGGTACGGTTGCGGCGAACACGCTGGGCTGGCTCGACGCGACGGCGCAGCCCATCAAGGCGATCAAGAGCCGGATCTTCGCGATGGAGGCCCGCACCGGCTACATCCCGAACATCTGCATCTTCTCGCGCGATCTGTGGGACATCTTCACCGAGCACCCGACGGTGATCTCTCGCGTCAACAACGGCCAGACGCCAGGCGGTCCGGCCGAGGTGACCACGAACATGGTCGCGGGCTGGCTCGGCATCGAGAAGGTCCTGATCGCGCGCGGCGTCGAGACGACCTCGAACGAAGGCCAGACCGACACCATGGCGTTCATGGCGACGGCCGGCCAGGTGCTCCTGCTCTACGTGCCGCCGACCCCGGGCCTGCTCATCCCGAGCGCGCTCTACAGCTTCAATTGGGTCGCCGACGGCCTCGTCGGCTCGCAGGGCAACACGATCGCGAGCTGGTACAACCAGGATCGCAAGTCGACGCGCTACGAGATCGAGATGGCCACCGACATGAAGCTCATCAGCGCCGACCTCGGAAGCCTGATGAGGAACATGAACGTATGAGCCGCGTGTTCGTGCCAGCGCTCGATGCCGTGGTCGCAACGGACTTCATCCACGCCGGGGTACAGTGCAAGCGCGGCGATCCGTTTCCGCACCGCGAGCTCAAGCTGAGCGAGTTCTCGCTCCGCGGCCTGTGGCTGGCCAACCTGATCGACTTCGTGACGCCGGCTCCGACCACCGATTCGAAGCCCTCTGTCAAGCAGCCTCCGCCGCGCCGGTGACCTGGTGGCCGTCCGCGACCCGCAAGCCGCCGCGATCGGGGTTCGGCTCCGGGCCGAGCTGGCCGGGGTCGCGAAGTCGCTGACGATGGAGATCACGGCCGCACTGATCGAGGCGTGTCCGGTCGATACGGGTCACGCGCGACGGAATTTCGTCCCGTCGCTGGGTGTCCCATTCGAGGGCGTCGACGATGGCGCCGCGCAGATCGCCGGACAGGCCGCGGTGCTCGGTTACACGCTCGTCGACGGCGACATCCACGTGACGAACAACGTGCCCTACATCGGACCACTCATCGGCGGTTCGAGCGATCAGGCGCCGCCAGGGTGGGACATCGCCGCGGTGGACCGCGCAGTGGCCGCGGTGCAGGCGCGCTACGACGGGGTGACGATCGACGTGACGACCTCAGGTCTGGTCAGCGAGCGCGGTGCAGCGGCTGCGTTCGGACTGGCCGGCGCGTACTCGCCGTTCGGAGGTGAGGAGTGAAGACACGGCTAGCGATCGACCTGTCGCTGACGCTGATGCAACTGAGCTGCGCTGCGGCATACGCGTGGATGCATGCTTACGGCTGGGCTGCGCTCAATCTGGCCATGGCGGTGTGGCATGTCAGCGCTCTGGACTCCGCTCCTGCACGCCAGCGCGGGGGGCGTCCATGACCGAGGCCCAGATGCGCGAGGTCGTCAGCGCAGCGATGGTGGCCGCGTGGGCCACGGCGGCGCCCGGGATTCCGCTGGTGCTGGAAAACGAGGCGCGCCCATCCGCCGACAGCTTCGTGCTCCTGGCGATCACGCCCACGACCAGCGCCCAGATGACCCTTGGGCGCGCTGGGATTCGCCGTACGCGCCGGGACGGCTGGATTGTCGTGAAGCTGTGGGGGCCCGCAAACGCGGGCTCAGCGGGCCTGGCAGCGCTGGCCGACAAGGTCCGGGTGATCCTGGAGATGGTGGCCCTGCCGTCTCCTGTGGCCGGCGAGGAGCCGATCGTCACGTTCGCGGGTCATACCCAGCCGATCGGCGAGGACGGCCGGTGGTCGATGTCGATGGTCAGGGTGCCGTGCTGGTGGACTGAGACGAAGTGACGGCCGCGCGCCGGTGAATCGCCCCAGAGCGCCTCGTGCCCGACGCTGAGGCATGTCGAGTTTTCCCGTCCAACGGGCAGAAGCCGTCACGCTCCTGATCGCCAAAGAGACTACGCTCGGGACGCAGCCGACCGTCGCCTGGCAGACGCTCCAGCCGAACCCCGACGGGATCGGCGAGTATTACCCTCACATCAAGACGGTCGCCCCGGCACCGCTCTCGAAGTTCCGTCAGATGGAGGCGCCGGTCATCGTCGACCTGGACGCGACGCCGAAGCTGACGCACGACCTGACCAAGGATCTGATGGACCAGATCGGCCAGGGGCTGCTCCTCGCGCTGGCCAAGCACCCGGGCGGGACCGGCGTCGCGTACTTCACGAATCAGGCGTCGACACCGATGATCACGGCGCGCACCACGACGGCCTACACGGTCAACGCCGGGGGCGCACTACAGGCCGGGACGCTCGTTGTGCCGCGCGGCTGGGTGACAGGCGCCAACGCTACGGCGAATGGCACGCTGCAGGTGGTCGGAGCGGCATCTGGCGCGACGTCCATCACGGTCGCGGGTGGCGTCGCCGAGACGCCGGCGGGTGCGTACACGGTGACGCTCGAGGTGGCGGGGTTCCGCGGCGCCGCGGGTGACATCCAGCTCGACGCCACCGGTGACCTGATCTCGACCGTGGCCGACTTCACGACGATGGGCCTCACCGTCGGACAGTGGATCTGGGTGGGCGGCACGGTCGGCTCGGCGTTCGCGTTTGCCACCGCGGCGTATCGTGGGTTCGCGAAGATCAAAGGCCCGATCACCGCGACGAAGATTCCCTTGACTCGACGACAGTGGACGGTTGCTGCCGCGGACAACGGCGCAACCAAGACGATCGATCTGTACTGGGGGCGCTGGCTGCGCAACGTCGCGTTCGACAGCGCCGACTACCTTGAGCAGAGCTTCCACATGGAGCTCTCGTATCCGAAGCTGCTCTCGGGAACCACCGATGAGTACGTGTACAGCGCCGGGAACCTATGCGACCAGTGGACGATCAACATCCCCGGGCAGAACCTGGTCACGATCGATCTGTCGTTTATCGGTACGACGATCGGCGACCCAACGACGAGCCGGGCGGCCGGAGCCGCGACGGCGGGCGGGTTGCTCGCGATCGACCGCTACAACACGGTCACCGGAACGCCGTACGTCAAGCTCTCGAAG